GCTAGAGAGTGGAACAACCAACTGAGGAACCGAACGTGACAGAATCGAATGAAGGGAATAGTGACTCAAAAGAAGACAAGGTCTTTATGCGTTCACTGAAGAAGCAGTTTGAGGATACTCAGTTTCACTCTGGTGATCAGTTAGAGCTACCAATTGGTAACTCCACTGGGTCACTTAGCCTGGACATCAACCTACAGGTGCCATGCTACCAAGGTGGCATCATCGAGATCTTCAGTAACTCAGGCGCTGGTAAGACGACGCTCGTGCTGTCCATCCTGGCAGAGGCTGCAAAGAGGGGCAAGAAGGTTCTATTCATTGACCAAGAGCAGGCGCTACAGCCCACGCTGGTTGATTCGTTCCCCATACTACGAGACCCCGGAGTCCTAGAGGTTATTACAGCACCGACAGGTGAAGACGCGCTAAGGCTAGCAGAGCTTTGGGCGCTGCAATATCCTGGGTCAGTCATCGCTATTGACTCTGTAGATGCACTACTCCCAGAACAGACAGACTCTAAGGGGATCGGAGAGACCGATGTTGGAACTCTGCCTAAGCTTATGAGTGCTGGATGTCGCAAGCTACAAGCTGCGGTCGGCAGGGCTAAGAGCACGATCATCTTTCTGAACCAGCAACGCACCAACATTGGCGCATACGGCGACCCGGACACCACTAGTGGTGGTCGCGCACTCCCCTTCTATGCAGCGCAGCGAATCAAGCTGATGGACATCACTAAGGCGACTCGTATCATGGGCGAGGATGGTGACCAGATCGGGCACACTGTTCGATTCAAGATCATCAAGAATAAGGTTGCTCCACCTTTCGTGAGCGGTGAGTTTCCCCTCATCTACGGCAAGGGTATCGATATCTGTGAAGAGCTTGTGACGATGGCGGGCGACCTTGGTGTGCTTGAGAAGGACGGCAAATACTTCATGCTACCGAACGCAAAGGGTGAGCTTGTAAAGAGACCTCACAAGACCACAGTGGAGATCATGCGCGGTGACATAAACCTATTCATGTCTACTCTAAATGAACTGAAGGGACTTTACCCAGAGACATTCGGTGAGCAAGGGAGCTAAGGCACTGCTAGAGATTGTGAAACTGATCTATCCAAACCAACGGATAGAGCTAGAACATAACGTTGCTATACGCGGCGGGTTGTTCATTGACATATATCTACCTAGGTTTAAGATCGGATTTGAGTATGATGGAGAATTCCACTTCTCATATAATGAACACTTCCATGGTAGTAAAGAGAACTTCATTAAGGCGAAGCGACGCGACGCCAACAAAGACCAGCGATGCGAGGAAGAGGAAATAACTTTGATTCGAGTAGCATACAACGAAGAAATGACCAAGGACTTAGTCCTGTCTAAACTAGAGGAAGCCACTAATGGGTAATATCGCCGCTGAGTTCACGTTCATTGCAGGTCTATGCAAGAACCCAGATGTCTACTTCAACATTCAGCAGCATGTCTCAGTAGATGACTTCTCAACGAAGGCACATCAGAAGCTCTTTATCGTCCTTCAGCGTTTTTTGATGAACGCCACTGGAGATCTGACAGTTACTCGTGCGGGTCTCTTAGCGGAAGCAAGTGCCCTAGGCTTCAAGGACTTCCTTGAGGTTATGCGGGATGGAGAACTACTCGACGCTTGTTTCGAGCATGAGGCGTCTGCGGCTGATACGGGTCGATCCTTCTTGCAAGTAAAGCGTGAAACGGTGAAGGGCAGCTATCAGGGTATGCTCAAGCAACTAGGAAAGTATCTAGAGGACACTTCTGATGATACTAGCGACATGATCGGCAGGGTCGATAACTCGCTAATGACACTATCGAACAAGCTTCAGGGCGTGGTAGATGACGAGATCATCCACCTACCAGAACGAGCCCTAGAGATCATTGAGGACTTGGCGGATCACCCAGGTGAGCTTGGTGTGGATATCGGATTTCCAGTTTGGCAGCGTGCCGTCGGTGGACTTCGTAATGGTAGTGTGACGTTTGTGGCGGCTACGGCTAAGGCTGGCAAGTCTCAAATTGGGGCTCGTGCAGCAGTTGAGCTATCTCGCCACATGCCTGTGCTATACTGTGACAGTGAGCTGAATGAGATCGCACAATCAGTTCGCTCGTTTGGTATGCACGCAGAAATTAACTATGAGATCCTAGAGACTGGCTACTGGAAGTCTGATCCTTCTACTATCGTCAGAGACGGCTATGACAGGACATTTGCGACTCAGTGTCAGTTGGCTCGTCAGTTGGTTCAGGATGAGAATATCAGAGCAGAGTTTCAATCCAAGAAGCTTTACTACAAGAAGATGACGGGTATGACAGCGCGAGATATGCTGCCATTCCTACGTCGTTGGGTTATGCAACATGTCGGTCTCGATACTCAGACAAGGCAAGCACGCTGCTTGATCGTTTGGGACTATGTTAAGTTGGCTCGTATTGATGAAGTTAAGGCTATGGGTGTTGGGGCACACGATGTGCTTGGCGATACCTGCATGGCGCTTCATGACTTCGCAGAAGAGTTCAACCTACCAATCCTTGCGTTCGGTCAGACTAACCGTGCGATGGATAAAGACCTCGGTATGATTGCTGGTGCCAAGAAGATTGTTGAGCTAGTTGACTCGATCAGCCTATTCCACAAGAAGGACCCCGACGACATTGTAAAGGCTCCTAATGGCACACACGAAATGCACATCCTAGGAACACGATACGGTAAGGGCGTCAGCACTCATGTTGACATCTCAGCCGACCTGGGTATCGGCAAGTTCAAAGAGCTAGGTGTAGCTAAGTTCGCACCACCAGTATCTCAGCAGGTAGTCAAGCCCGCCGCTAGGGGCAAGGCACCATCAGTCGCTAATATACCACAAGCACCGACCCCGGGCACCCCAAAGACACAAACGCCATGACAACTTCACAGCCAATTACTGGCAAACTAAATAAGTCCAAGCTTGAGGGCATCCGTAGGCTCGCGCACAAGAACATGCGTATCATCATGAAGAAGCTCAACTTTAAGGGCTTCGACTATGGTAGTCGTTTAGTGGGTTGCTGCCCCATTCCTCATGGAGATGGCAGGAGCCCTAATGATAACGAACAGGCATTTAGCTGGGACTTCAGCAGACAGATGTGGCAGTGCTTCAGCAATCGTTGTCACGACATAAGCGGGTCTGATGTCTTCGCGCTGGTTCAGTGTGTGAAGAAGATCGGTTTCAAAGACTCACTACAGTGGATTCTAGATGCAGTCGAGAAGGACATTGACGACATTAAGGAGCTAGACAAGGATGAGTCCGACAGGATAGAAGAAGTCATTCGTAAGCGGTCTCAGTTGGTAAAGCACCAGAAGATGGAGGATGACCTAATGCGTCATCTAAAGCCCAGCTCATACTTCACGAACCGAGGCTTCTCTGAAGAGGTGGTTCAGGAGTTTGGCTGTTGGGGTGAATGGCACAAGAACGGAACGTATGGTGAGAACCGTGCAATCGTTCCAGTCTATGATCCGTTGGACGGATTCCTTATCGCATTCACATGTCGCCTACTGGACGACAACTTGGTTGAGCAGTGGCGTCCGAAGTGGTGTCATGCGCTTAACTTTGCAGACATACGTAAGAAGTCCGCTGACAGGGCAGACGAAGAGAAGTTCCACGCATCATCCGTGCTGTATAACCTGCATCGCGCAAAGGGCTTTATGGGTGAGTCTAAGACGATCATTCTGGTGGAGGGACCGGGTGACGTAATGCGTATGTGGGAAGCTGGTATCAAGAATGTGGTTGCGGTTCTGGGAACTGGATTTGGAAAGCATCACAGAACACTCCTGCATAAGATCGGTTGCAGTAGGATCATGTGTGTGTTTGACAATGATGAGCCAGGACAGAAGGCAAAGAAGAGTGTAGAAAAGACGTGTAGTGAGTATTTCACATTTGTAAACGTAGAGCTAGAGTCTGGTAAGGATCCAGGAGATCACGACCCATCACAACTTAAGCTCATCTTTAAGGAGTATGTATGATAAAGTCTAAGTGGGTAATTTTTGATATGGACAATACGCTCATTGACACTGAACCGCTTTACACCAGTGCATCTAAGAACTTTGGCGATTTCATGTCTAGTCATGGCTTCAATAAAGAACAAGTTATGAAGAAGCAGGACGAAATTGACGCTGGCTTATTCGAAGAGTTCGGATACTCTACAGATAGGTTTGCAGAGTCTTTTGAGAGAACCGCCAAGCACTTCTTTCAGTTCGGGTTCATGGATGAGGAGCGTAGCAAAGAGGTCGTAGCTCAAGTTAGGCAGTTTGCTATGGATGTGTTCGAACAGACATCGATTGAGTATGATTATGCAGCGGGCGTCGTGCGACAGTTTGCTAACTCTGGCTTCAAGGTTGCCGTAGTCACCGCTGGCGAACGCTGGGTTCAGATTAAGCGATTCGATGACCTAACAATGCGCAACCTATTCCATGACTGCTGGGTCGTTCTAAAGAAGACTAGTGATGTCTTTGAGGACTTCTGCATCAAGCATAACGTGGACAAGGAAAACTCTTGGATGATCGGAGATAGCATTAGGAGTGACATCTTGTCTTCCCATGCAGCCGGTCTAAATGCAATTCACCTTGACACCTCCAACTGGGGAAGTGTCGAGGTTGGTAAGGACCAGATGCCCGATGGTGTTATTACGGTTCCGGATCTATCATATACACCTGACATCATTTTGGGAGTCAAAAGCAATGGTTAAGTTCATCACCCTGGCGGGCAAGAAGCAAGTAGGTAAGGATTCATCTGCTCAATACATCAAGCAGTTCCTTGGGGAAGAGCGGACGCACATCGTTCACTTCGCTGACGCCCTAAAGGATGCGTGCGTTCTTATCTTTGGTATCCAACGAGAGGATATGGAGACTGAGACTGGTAAGCAAAAGCTGACTCAGGTTAAGTGGCCCGTAGGAATTGAGCGCAATGGCGCTACTCTAGGATATGAGCCATATGAACAGCACAAGGATATGGTCCCTGAAAAGTTCATGACTGTCCGAGAGGTGCTTCAGTTCGTTGGCACTGACCTATTTCGCAATCAACTAGATCCGGATATTTGGGTGCAGTCGGTCTACCGCAAGAAGTATCGTGATGATGATATTGTTGTAGTTGCCGATGCTCGCTTTCCTAATGAATGCGACTTTGCTAGGAACAATGGTATCCTCATTGGCGTTGAACGAGAGACTGGTTTGAAGTCTGACGGACATAAGTCTGAAACAGCCCTAGATGACTACGCTGGCTACAACCATGTCATTGACAATAACGGTAGCTTTGATGATCTCCGCCGCGCAGTAAGTGCAATCCTAACTGGTAACAGCCTAGTAGTATGAAAATCCCTTACGTCAGTCCATCAAGGCTCAAGAAAGCCTTAGAGTGTGAATTCCAATACTTCCTCTCGTATGAATGGGGCTGGGCAGATGCGCTATTCCAATACACCTTCTGTAGCGAATTTGGCAGTGCCGTTCACTATACGTTGGAGCAGTATGCGGAATCCAAGGGGACAGCAAGCTACGAAGAGCTTTACGCTAAGAATGTAGATGATCTACGTCCATTTAGTGACGACATGAACAAGGCACCGTCGAAGGCGCGTGCCTCTTTCTTCATTGAGAAGGACTGTGAGAACTGTCCATTTTTTAATGCGAAGAAGGCTAGTTGTAGTATCGTAGAGAAACACGTAGAACACTTCGAGGGATGCCCCAGGAAGCTCTACAAGGAAGGTCTTCAGATGGTCGAGACGGCGATCGATCGATACGGCAAATACTTTGACACTGGTGTAAAGAGCAAGGACAACCCTGGTGGTAAGGTGATTGGCATTGAGGCACCGACTAGAGAGGGCGCGCTTGCCGAGGGCGAGAATATTTCGTGGGGACCAGACGAGGATGGTAACCCCATTCTAATGAATGGCTTTATTGACTTAGTGCTTGAATATGATCCTGAGACACTGTTGGTCGTTGACTATAAGACTGGGTATTCAGTCCCACAGCATGAGAAGTTCATCGAAGACCTACAGCCAAGGATGTATTCTTTTGCAGCCAAGACTATGTATCCAGACTATAAATACTACTGGGTTCAGTTTGATTACTTCCGTAGCATCCCACTAGAGCATGCATTCACCGCCGAGGATGATGAGGTCACGCGTAGTCAAGTCACCAAGTTATACAACAAGATTAAAAAGGCTCGATCAATCAAACGCCGGGGTATGGATCACTACTGCAAGTATCTATGTAATCGTCCGCTTTGTGATAAGAAGTGGGCAGAATTACTTAATGGTATTGACGGATCAAATCCGGCAAAGAAGCCAAGAGAGCCTGAAGCAAAGTGAATGATGTTCCAGACGATCGCGCCAAGTATCTTCTTGGCCAACCAAAGGATCTCAGCGTAAGTCAAAAGTTTAGGCTTATTCTAAAGCTGTTACGTGCGGACTTCCCAGCAGTCGCACCCATCAAAGTTCGCAGGCTTACTGGCGAGATCATCAAACGGAAGATTTTCGGATGGTGCTCTTTAGTTAATAGTGACGGGCCAAAAGCCAAGAAGTATTTTCTAATCACTATCAATAAGAGTTGTTCGTGGTCTCAGCAATTTGACACTATCCTCCACGAATGGGCTCACGCCTTAACCTGGAATGAAGTAGAGCAAGGTAAGGATCATAGTGATGTCTTTGCTCGTGCATACGGAAAGCTCTACAGGGCTTACATAGAAGACTAAGTTGCAAGAAACACAGCACGATTTTGCTATGTCGACACATAATAAGGACAGGACATGAACACGTTTACAATCTACTTTGAATGCGACAACTGCACTCATATTCAATCGTTAAAGATCAAGTCCGATAAGTGCTTCTATCAGATTGAAGGTCAATATCTGGATGAGGATAAAAAGACAAAGACTGAGACGTGTGAGAAGTGCAGCTCTGCCAGCATGTCTTATCATACCTCCGGTGACGGACCCTCTGTTCTTGGCGGGACAAAGGGATATGTCAGCATGGAACGCTACCAGCAGTTGAATCCAGACAACTACAAGCGCAAGGAGGAAGAGTTGGAAACTAAGATGGCAGACAGACATCGCAAGCGCGTCCTCGACAAACTTAATAAAGAGATGGGCGGTGGAAGACGACAAGACAGACATGAAGGCTACGGCAAAGGCCAAGGCGAAGAGAGACTACGAAATGACTAAAAATAACGAAATCGTCCACCTCCACAATCACTCAAGTCACAGCTTTCTTGATGGTCAAGCCTCTATCAAGAATATGGTTGCTAGGGCAAAGGAGCTAGGGTTGGACGCCATGGCTATTACCAACCATGGTAATATCTTTGCCTGGGTAGAGTTCTTCAAGGAGTGCCAGAAGGCTGGAATCAAGCCGATCCTTGGTAGTGAGTTCTACATGACGGACGAGCACGACCTTAAGAACCGTCATGCACATCACCTAGTTGTGCTTGCGGAAAACGAGGTTGGATTGAATAACATCGTGCAGCTAACCACCCGCGCAAACGAGAACTTCTTCTACAAGCCACGTATTGACCTTAAGGACCTTGAGCGTCATAAGGAGGGGTTGATTGTCCTAACTGCGTGCATGCACGGTCCTATCTCCTACTGGTTGTTTGATAAGATGTCATGGCCAGTCCCCGGCGAAGAGTCCAAGCTTAAGGAAGCAGCTAACGTTCCAGAGGCGTATCGCTTTGCTAATGAGCTGAAGCGAATCCTAGGACCGGACAACTTGTTTCTAGAAGTCCAAGACGGTGGTATCCCAGAGCAGCTCTTGATCAACAAGAGGGTCCGTCAGATGGCGGGAGAGATGGGGTTGAAGACAGTGGCGACACAAGACGCGCACTATGTCAACCAGGACGACGCTACCGCGCATGGCTTTCTAAAGGCTATGGCGTGGGGAAAGGTTGGAGTCCCACAGGGGGAGAGTGGATTCTCCACCAACGAATTCTACATTAAAAACAGGAAGCTTGTCCTAACAGACTCTGACATTAAGCCGTCAGAGGTAGACATCACGCGAGAGATCTCAGACCGATGCAACGCAGTGCTAGATCTCAACAAGATGCGCCTGCCGACTTATCCAACAGAGGATCCGCGCCCATCTATCGAGATCCTCAGGGAGAAGCTGCGTGAAGGTTGGACCCGCCGTGACATCAAGGACCCTAAGGGTGTCTACGCTGCTCGCGTTAAACACGAACTTAAAGACATCGAGGGTGCCGGTCTAGAAGACTACTTCCTGATCGTGTCCGACATTACTGACTACTGTCGTAAGAATGATGTAATGCTTGGTCCGAGTCGCGGTTCTGCTGGTGGCTCGCTTGCTAGTTTCCTACTGGGTATCACGCAGATCGATCCGATTCAGTATGGTCTGATCTGGGAGCGATTCTACAACGCTGGTCGTAAGGGCTCCATGCCAGATATTGATACTGACGTGGAGAAAAGTCGGCGCGACGAGGTCATCGCCTATATTCGAAAGCGCTTTGGCGAACAACGAGTGGCGCAGATCGTCACCCTATCATCTCTAGGTGCCAAACAAGTCATCCGAGATGTATTTAAGGTTGCGGGTATTGACGAAAGCGTCAAGAGCCTTATCGCTGGCTTGATCCCAGCTAAGAACGAGGACCATGGTTCGATCAGTCTTAAAGAGGCTATCGCGGCAGTCCCAAAGCTGAAGGAGTATTCAGAAGATGCAAAACCATTCGATATCATCCGAGGAGGAAGAGTCATTAGAACAACGTCCTGGAAAGAGTTGTTCGACATTGCGGGTCGTCTTGAGGGGTGCTATAAAACTAGCGGAGTTCATGCTGCTGCGGTTGTTATTGCTGATGATGATTTCTGCCGTGCTGGTGTCCCCCTCGTAAAGGGCGCTAGAAAGGAAGACTTGATCTGCGGCTGGGACATGGATTCGGTTGATGCGCTTGGTCTGCTCAAGGTGGATATCTTGGGAATCGCGACACTCGACGTTCTTAAGACTGCACTCGGGCTAATCAAGCAGCGCCATGGCAAGACCTACGAGCTACTAGAACTCCCTCTAGATGACAAGAAGGTATTTCAGCTACTAGGTGATGGATACAACCAAGGTGTATTTCAACTAGAGTCTAACTTAGGTAAGTCATGGTCTAAGAAGTGTCAGCCACAGACAATTGAAGAGATCGCTGAACTTGTGGCTATCATTCGTCCTGCGTGTTTGGACACGGGGATGTCTGAGAGTTACGCGAAGATCAAGAGTGGTGAAGAGACTCCGAGCTACATTGACCCAATCCTTGAGCCTATCCTAGAGCCGACGAAGGGCATCTTGCTTTACCAGGAGCAGGTTATGGCTATCTGTCAGGCTGTTGCTGGAATGGACCTAAAGGATGCTGATGCTGTCCGAAAGGTTATTGGTAAGAAGAAGCCAGAAGAACTTCGACAGAAGAAGAAGGAGTTCATGGATGGCGCAGCAAAGAACGTAACCAAGAAGGTTGCAGAAGAGATTTGGGGCTGGATTGAGAAGCAGGCTGGCTATGGCTTTAACAAGAGTCACGCGGTTGGCTATGCTGTTATGGCTTACTGGACCGCATGGGTAAAGGCCAACTACTTCCTAGAGTTCATGACCGCCAATTTGATGCACGCCAAGGATAAGGCTAACCAACAACGAACCCCACAGGATGTTATCGCTCAGTTTGTGAATGATGGCAAGCTGAAGGATATCGATGTGGTTCCGCCACGTATTGAGACTAGCGAGATCGACTTCGCCATCGTGGGTCCAACGACTATCTCGTATGGTTTCTCTCACATCAAGGGAGTCGGAGTGTCTGCACTTAAGTCAGTTAAAGCCTGCCAGGGCGCTAAGACCTTTACCGAGTTCCTTAATCTTGCCTCTACAAGTAAGATGAATAAGCAGGTAGTCGAAGCATTCATCTGTGCTGGCGCACTAGATGGCTACGGCATCGCCAGACGCTCCATGAAGGCGCAGTATGCCCTCTGGGACGCACTGACGGATAAGGAGCGTTCCAACCTAGGCTTTTATCCCGGGGTCCTCCTAGAGCAGCTTACGGCGCTCACGGACGAGACTACGCTAGATGAGCGGAAGGAAAAGAAGATGGCGGTTCCCAATGTGAACCGCAGAGCAAAGATCAGAGTCTTGATCGACGAGTTTAACCAGGAGAGCCACAGAGACACAGTGGCTCAGCTTCTGGTATGGGAGAAGGCTTACCTCGGAGCTACGCTTTCGGGCAGCATGGCTGACCTTGAGCGGGCCATGAGTGGGGCGAAGCACACGTGTCGAGATGTAGGCACCGGCATGCCTCCGGGGACTTACGTTAATCTCTGCGTGGTCGTCGAAGAAATGAAGGAAGTGACGGTTAAGCGTGGTAAAACGCAAGGTCGTCTCATGTCGTTTATCACCTTAAGTGACTCTACATATAGTCTAGATGGCTCATGTATTTTCCCAGATCTTTATGACAAAGTCAGATTGATGGGAATTGGCGTAGGTGATGTTGTATCTGTAAATGGTAAGATGTCCGATCGAGGACTAATCGTAAATCAAATGAGGTTGTTGTAATGAGTTATATGGAATACAAGGAAGTTAAGGTCCCGGATAATGTGTGTGAAAAGCTTGAGGCTATGCGGACGGCGAATGATCCTGCTAACCCGCCGACGCTAGGTGGTGCTGGTTTTTTCGAATTCCTAAATGCACTTGCAGAGAACGAAGGCTGGAGGGCTGTGTGGGCTGGATTTAACTTTCCGTATCTAGTTTTGGAACGTAAAGTTGTTTTAGATAAGTCTGAAAAATAGCATACGAATTTAGCATCTAGACACATAATAGAGGTATGGCCAAGATCACTACTACCATTAATGGCATTCATGGAACTGTCAAGATTGTCATCGTCGATAAAGACGAGAAGCAGACAATGGACTTCCGGTGGTGTATCTTTGACGAAAATCAATCGACAGGATTTGTAACATCCTTTAGTGAAGGTCCGATTATGGTAACTGAACTTGCGGCTGAGCAATTCATCCGCACGGTTACAGCTAGCTTAGTTCGAACCTTCGAGGTCAAGCCAGGAGACCTAACGATTATCAACCACATGGGAGAGTGTCTCTCCGATGTGCAGTTTTTACCCCCAACCTTAAAAGGGAATGAGGCAGACATCACGATGTTTGTTTCTCAGCAGACGGCGCTACTCAACGTATATTCTAGATATGATGAGGTTGGTGTCCTTAATGCTGAGATCATTCAAATTGCAGAAGATGAGGGTATTGTGGATGACTTCTTGAGTCTCGTTCAAATTCGAGCCTCTGGAATCTTTTTGGCAGTTAGAAAACCAAGTCAGTAGGAAAAAAAAATATGGATCAAGGATCAGCAGTTGTAGTCGGTCGCCTTTCGCGTGACCCCCAGTTCTTTGGAGAGGGTGACAAGCAGCGCGCAGTGTTCTCTATCGCGTATAATCGCGGTCGTGACGAGAAGCGTAAGGCAAACTTTATCGACGCTATCGCCTGGGGCAAGCGTGCAGATATCATGCGTGACTTCACCAAGGGTATGGGCATTTTTATCACGGGTGACCTTGAACAGGATAGTTATGAGAATAAGGAAGGCGTTAAGGTAAGCCGTGTCCAGGTGAATGTGAATAGTATTACTGCGACCACAAGCACCCGTCGTTCGGACAACGAAGATGCAACCGCTAATGCTGGTGGTGGTCAAGCTAGTGGTGGTAATGATCGCTCCTCGTCGCAGGGCAGCGAGTCCGCTCCGATCCCCTTCTAGGGGGTCTAGTTGCCATGACGTTGTGTAGGATGGATCAATCTCCAGATAAGGTATATCTCAAGCATCGAGGCTTAATCAGATCTCTGATTAACTCGATCGTGGTAAATAACCCAGCAGTCGTAGATACGCAAGATCTACAACAGGCAGGTGCTCTAGCACTTGTGGTTGCGCTGAAGTCATACGATCCATCACTTGGGTCTCTCCCATCCTATATACGTAAGTGTATCCGCCACGCTCTATTAGAGCAAGCCAACTCATTCAGTAACGTATTTACGGTTGATGAGAAAGTGCGCCGTCAAGCCAATGCCGTTCGTCGTATGAGGCGAGACGGAATTGACGATGCGGAGATCATGGCTAAGCTCGGAATCAAAACCCGGGCTACTTTTCTTTCTTTACTAGGACTAGTTGAGAATCGTTCCGTTGATCCCAATCAGATTGAGGTAGTCGATGACACTTCTCCTGAAGAAGGCAGCATCTTTAAGGTGCTAGATGAGATCGGATTGACTGAACAGGAATTGAAGTTCGTCAACTTAGTAACAAGTAACTATTCGATGGATGATATCGTAACGGAGATGGCGGTGAGTCGCTCCACCTTATTCGTTATCAAAGCATCTATTCGTGACAAGATCCTGGCATGGGGCCAGGACAGCTAGACAGGATAAATAAGGAACTGCATGGGTGTCGAGAGTAAAGAAGACTACAAGAAGCGCATTCTCTTTGTCGGAGAAGCGTCTTTTCTAAACACGGGATTTTCTAATATCTACGATCAACTACTGCCTCGCCTTGCTGCGACTGGTAAGTATGAGATTGCGGAGTTCGGTTCCTATGCCAGGGATGATGATCCCCGTATCAAGGGATCTATCCGAGGCCGGTGGAAGTTCTACGGCAACCAACCAATGACTCCTGAAGAGGAGCAGGTATTCCAACAGCAGGATCCGGCTCAGCCAGGACAGAACACTAATCAGTTTGGTCGATGGAAGTTCGAGCATGTTCTTTCTGATTTTCGTCCTGATATCGTAATTGATATTCGTGACTGGTGGATGGTCGCATTCCAAGAGCGAAGCCCATTCCGCAAATACTTCAACTGGTTGGTAATGCCGACTGTTGACTCGATCCCTCAGAAGGAAGAATGGATCAACACCTATAACGGTGCTACCTATGTCATGGCATACTCCGACTTTGGTATTGACTCGCTTCGCAAGTCTTCGCCACGTCTAGAGTTACGCTCTGACCCACCGGGCAAGCCTGGGTTCATTGGTATTGATAAGATGCCCGGCAAGCTACACCCTGTGCCAATGCGTCCAGGTGTTGACCTGAAGACGTTCCATCCGCGTGACGATAAGGCTAAGGCGGAGCTGAGGCAAAAGTGGGGTCTCAAGCCTGACGTGCCAATCATCTTGCTGGTGCAGCGAAACCAAGCTCGAAAGCGTATCTCGGAAGTCATCCAGTCGTTCGCGCTTATGAAGAAGGCGTTCCCGGATGATGAGACCGTGCAGAAGTCAATTTTGCTTATGCATACTGCATGGCCAGACAACGCTATGTCAATCGACTTCCCTCGTGCTATTGCCCGCATCCAAACTGGCACTCACGGTATCCCGGTAACTCGCAAGGGAATCATTCGAGAAGTATGTTCGACATTCATGTGTCATAACACAACATGTGGTGATGTGTTTGTTGCTCCTTCAATTAACCTACGCCAAAGTCACACAATTATGTGTCCTAAGTGCGGTCAGCAATCAGCTAGAACTCCAACTACTGGAGCTGGACTTACTCGTGAGCAGCTATCCGAAGTCTACGGTATGGCTGACATTATGGTGCAGATGAGTATTGCGGAAGGCTGCGGCATGCCCGTCCAAGAAGGAAAGGCGTGCGGTATCCCAGTGCTGGTGACTGACTACGCTGCCATCTCCGAGAAGGGCAAGGTCCCTGACTATGACCACATCGACAAGAAGACTTACGATGTCAACAAGGGTGGCGAGGTAATGAAGGTCAGTCAGCTTTACGAAGAGCCCGAAACTACTTGCTGGCGTGCTGCCACGTCTATGACTGACTGCGCTCAGAAGATGGGTGACATGCTAAGTGATCATAAGCGACTTAAGACAATGAGTGTCGAAGCCCGCGAGTGTGCTGAGAAGCATTATGACTGGGATAAGAACTATAAGGAATGGGAGTTCATCCTAGACCATATTACGCCATTGGATCGTGACAAGACCTGGGATAAGCCTGTGTCTCTAGTTGAGATCGATGCGCAGCAACCTCCAGCAGATGCAACTGACGAAGCGTTCGTTGTCTGGTGCTACACAAAGGTGCTAGGTTATGCAACCGAGCATGACATTGATGAGGACGGACGACGTAACTGGATGCAGAAGCTATCTGTCGAAGTATCGCGAGGAGTCCCCGCCGAAAAGACCCGTGGCGAGATAGCTAACTTCTTCCGTCAGCAGGCTGAGGCTCAGAATCAAGTTGAGCTTATGCGTGCAGGGAAGACTAATGAACCGTCCGCGCAAGTGGGCAGTGAAGACACCGATTCGTTCGAGGCAATGATTCTATGATGAAGAATGGTGTATATCAAATTCGACATAGCGCAAACTACAGTAAGCGCTATCAATAATAGAAAAATCTGGAGTCATGTATGAAAATTCTTTATATCGCACCCCTGCGAGATTTTAGCGGATACGCAACAGCTAGTCGTGCATATGTCAGGGCGTTGGATGAGGCTGGTGCTAATATCGTAACCCGTCCGGTTAGATACGATCAAGCAGATCCGGGCTCTTCATATAAACCAACAGAGCGAGAGCGAGAGCTATTCAAGGGAAGCTTAAATGATGTTGATGTTGTTATTCAGCATACAACACCCAATGAATGTCGTCCAGCATCCGGCAAGGTCAACATCGCTATCGTCGCTTGGGAGACTACAAGGATCCCTAGCTACTGGGCGGACAAGCTTAACCAGTTCGACTCAGTGATGACCTTCTGCGATGCTAGTGTCAAGGCGTTTAAGGACTCCGGTGTCACTGTGCCAATCCACAAGGTGCCGCACACCTTCGACATCCCCTCTTATTCTCTAGATGACGTTGAGGAAATCGTGTCACCTAGTGATCCTAACTTCTTGAAGGACCGATTTGTATTCTACAATATCAGTCAATTCTCCCAGAAGAAGGGTATCGATAGTTTGCTACGTGCCTATTTTGGTGCATTCCATGGCAAACAAGATGAGGTCGTGCTACTATTAAAGACCTATGTGAACATGCAGGGACGCTCGCAGGAACAGCAGAAGCTAAAGGCTTACATTGATAATGTAAAGCAGGGTATGCGACTTCCCGCAGATGGTTTTCCTCCAGTGATGCTGGTAACAAAGACGCTAACTGATCATCAGATCCGAAAGATCCACAAGACTGGTGACGCTTACGTGTGTAGTTCGCGTGGTGAGGGTTGGTGTATTCCAGCATTCGACGCACTAACCCATGGCAATAAGTTGATCACTACCCTCTGGGGTGGTATGGGTGAGTTTGCTCAAACAGCAGAATATCCCGATGGACACTCAACATACAAGGTGGAGCGCACACGAGACAACGTGTATCCTATAGCCTTCTCGATGGAGCCCCTAGTCAGCCAACAACATGCTGACCCAGAGCTTTACACGAGCTTTGACATGATCGCAGAACCATCTGTCTCTTCGATGATGGTTCAAATGAAGATCGCCAAGGAGGCTCAAACACTTGAAGCTCCAAACATGACAGAGTTCGACCACTCGGTAGTTGGACCAAAAATGCTTGCTGTGATTGAAGAGATTGCAGCTAGCAAGACTAAGGAGACTAGCAATGTCTAATAACCCATTCAATAACAATCTTCCCAATCAGATCTCTGTCACTGTTGATGCGCTTGACGCAAAGCCTCAGATTGTGCAGTGCATTCAAGTCTGTAATGAAGAGAAGCTCGTCGAGGCGTGTATGCTTCAGCTCTACGATAAGGTAGATCGCATCATCGTTATCGAAGGCGCAGTCCAAAGTAAGGCGGCTGCCGGTCAGGCTACTCCCGATGGTCACTCGCTAGATCGCACGGTCGAGATCATCAAGGACGTGAAGGCAAACAAGGACCCAGACAAGAAGATTATCTTTGTGCAGATTGATCGTCCATGGGCTGACCTAGAAGAACTAAAGAACAGCTTCTTCCAATACATGCAGCAGGGCGATTGGATGCTGATCACTGACGCTGACGAGTTTATCATGCCGGACGTTGCCGACAAGCTTCGTGAAGCCATCAGCCTGGAGCCGTGGGCTACAGAGTTTGTTCCCGCTGGCTTCTATCACTTTTGGCGCGATGCCTATCATGTGCGTAAGCCTAGTGGGGATTGGGGTCAGCAACACCAGAGGTTCATTCGCTTTCAGCCTGGACTGAACTATCAGAATCATCCCGTTGCTCGTGACAAGGATGGGATTTGCACATACTTCGACCCTCGTTATCTGAGTCGTCGTTTCGTTCTTCCTGAGTTCGCAGTTTACCATTACTCTTACTGCAAGGATAATGATAAGGAGATCGCGGAGAAGAAGGCGTTCTATGATGAGGAGCTTGGCAAGGACAAACACGGTGACGTAGGAGCCTATGCTCGTGGCGGTCAGACTGATGAGTATCTAGCTCAGTCAGAAGATATGGATACGGTCCTGTTCTTTGATGGTATTCATCCTCCAGCCATGGCTAATCATCCGATTGTGCAACGTAAGGATGCATTCCTAGACGCACAGGAAGAGATTATGAATCACGAGTTGGCGGCACCATATTGCCTAACTCATGTCCCCTTGATTTGGATCTTTGCCGAAGAGGGCAAGCAAGGATACGACAAGCTCTTTAACTTGGTGGATGCGTAATGACGAAGCAACCACTAGCAAAGCTTCCAGAGAAGCCGCGTAAGCATCCTTGGGTTAGTAGTGCGATTACCGCTGGCGAGGCGAGGCTTTCAGTCTGGCCATCGCCCGATGATCTAAAGACGGAAGTGAAGAAGACTCGCTTTCTAGAGACGATCGTCAAGGTCGGTAACGATCCTCGTGTGTCTGATGTTAAGCGTCACCCACATGACATCCATGGTGTGGTGTATGTCTTTGACATCAAGACTTAAGATGGTTGACATATCCTTTATTACTAGCTGTTTTAACTCGGAAGAGTTTCTAGATGGACTCATCGAGAACCTTAGCCAGCAGAGTAACCCTAACTACGAACATATCATTGTAGATAGTGAGTCAACCGACAGAAGCGTAGAGATCATCAAGAAGTGGCAGAAGCGTGACCCGAGAATCAAACTCTTAGAGCAGACTAAGCGAACACCGTATGGCGTGTCATGGCTAGAGGGCTGGCATGTAGCGAAGGGTGGCATAGTGTGCAACACCAACAGCGATGACAGGTCCTACCCCTGGCGCGGCGTGCAGGTTCTAAGCGCGGCTGACAAGGCTAATCGACAGGCTGCCATGCTACGTTGGGAGAAGCTCCACTTCTACTACGGCGGTTATGAAACGCGGGTCGACGACATCGTCACGGCTAAGGGCATCCCGCCGAAGTATACAGAACTCGACCTACAACAGTTCTTCCGCTGTGGCGTGCATGTTCACTGGGATAATAAACTGCGCGACGTGGCTGATTGGGATCTGATGATTAAGGCTGGCAACGAGTATCGGTCGGCTTTCGACTACTGGCTCGTCCTCTACTTTATGTCTCTAGGTGCTAAAGGCGTAGACATCCCATCGTGCTTCAGTATCTACAATCAGAGAAAGGACTCACTAGAGCAGTCCGACAAAGAGCGTAGTAACTTCGAAGCTATGCGTGCCATGCAGTCGTTCTACCCCGGTGGTCCATCTGCTGTCGGATTAGAGACGGAAACGAAGTTTAAGTCTCCTGACTACTACAAACGCTACAAAGATTTCCTTAAAGAATTTGCATAAAGCCCTGGTTTTTAACATGTCTAATAGAATGACAATGACTAAGAAACTAATCACATTCTCACTTTGGGGAAGTGAAGAAAAATATACAGTCGGGGCGTGCCGTAATGTTATACTAGCACAGAAGCTTTACCCTGATTGGACTTGTCGCTTCTATGTTGACCGTAATACGGTTCCACTTCAATATCAAATGATGTTAGCTCAGGCTGGTAACGGAACCGAACTAGTAGATATGCCAGGGGGCATGAGGGGATGGAAGGGTATGTTTGCTCGATTCCTACCAGCCAGTGAGGATGACGTAGATGTTTTTATCTCTCGTGACTGTGACTCACGACTGAGTGAACGTGAGGCGAAGGCAGTTCAAGAGTGGCTAGATGGACCTAAGTTGGTTCATTCAATGGGAGACCACCCTCATCACTTCAATCCGTCTTACGCCTTGATGGGTGGTATGTTTGGAATGAAGAAGTATGCCTGCCCGCAGATGAGTGAGCTAATCAAGCAGTTTTGCTTACAGTATCCAGATGCTTGGCAGTGCGATCAAGATTTTCTCAAGCAGCACGTATTTCCGCTAATAGCCCATAAGGTGCATGCAGCTAGTGATATCCATCCGGGGTGTCATAGATTCCCGATACCTAGAGATGCGGACAACTTCATAGGTTCCATCATTGGTCCGAACGAAGAGAGACTTCATCCCGAACATCATGCAATACTCAAGTAATGCCAAGTAACGTAATCAAGAAAGACCAGCCGATTGATATCGTAGCATGGGAGTCAGTTAAGCTTGGCTCTGTCTATATCTCTAAGTGGATCCAAGAGAAGGTCGGTAACGACGTTGTCCTATATGGAATTCCACGCGGCGGAATGGTTCCAGCAGTAACGATTGCTCATCATCTAGAAGATCAAGGTGTTAGGGTAAGGCTCGTTCCTGATATCTACCACGTCTTACCTAGTGAGCTGCACAAGCTTGTAATCGTAGACGAAATCTGTGACAGCGGAGATACCTTCAGGGTTCTCAAGCAGTTGTTCCCTATGGCAAGGACTGCGACGCTATATCATCGTATTGGTGCCAAGTTCACTGCGGACTTTTACGCATTCGCTATTGATGATGATCGGTGGTTGCAGTTTCCTTGGGAGAAAGACCTTGACAAGAATTAACGATAGACCAGCATACAGCTTCGATGATGTCTTGATGGTGCCTCAGCATTCCAAGATTGTATCTAGACAGGACGTAGACCTTAGCGTTAAGCTAGGTCGTGGACTCTATCTAAAGCTGCCAATCTTGTCTTCCAATATGGATACGGTAACTGAAGCGTCTATGGCTATCGAAATGGCCAATAACGGTGGAGCGGGGGTCTTACATAGGTTTGCGGATTTAGAGAGGCAATATTTCTGGCTACAGGACATGCGCTCTGGGGGTGTGGAGCCAAGAATCATCTCGGTTGGTTTGGATACAAAACCAAAAGACGTTCGTTTTATGGCTGATGAGTATGGCTTAGATGGCATATGCGTTGACGTTGCTCATGGAGATCATCAAAGGGTGATAGAGGTTATTCGTGATATGAATACCGTTCTACGCGACACGGTTGATATCATTGCTGGTAATGTAGCGACTGGCAAGGCGGCATGTCGACTAGTAGAGGCTGGCGCAACTATCGTCAAAGTGGGTATCGGTCCTGGGTCGGTATGCACAACACGAATAGTAAGTGGTCATGGCTACCCTCAGTTTAGCGCTATCCTTAACGTAGAGCAAGAGCTAAGATTGAATGGGTATCGCGATGCCAACGGACACTACACTTCGATCATTGCAGATGGTGGTATCCGTTACTCTGGCGACATCGTAAAGGCTCTTGCCGCTGGTGCTGATGCGGTTATGCTAGGTTCGCTATTGGCTGGGACGGAAGAAACCCCAGGTAGTCGCATCATAGAGGATGGCACTTCATACAAAATGTTTAGGGGAATGGCGTCTCGTGAAGTTCAAACAGAAAAAAGGCCAGGGCGGTATCCCAGGGTCGAAGGTATTGCTACTCGTGTTCCCTATCGTGGTCCTGTTGGGGATACTCTTCGCGATCTTGAGGCTGGTATTCGTAGCGGGCTTAGCTATAGCGGTGCTCGCAATATTACTGAACTACGCGACGCCGCTGAGTTTGTGGTAGTCACAAACAACACCCTTAGGGAAAGTCACCCACGTCACACATCATGATTATTACTGGAATTGGAGCACGAGCAACCCCAGATCATATCTGTGAGTTGTTCACAGAGCTTGGTAGAGAAGCCCGCACTCGCGGTTGGTGGGTTCGTTCTGGTCATGCTGATGGTGCGGACTACGCCTTCGAGAAGGGCGCTACAAGTAGCTGTATCGTCTACATGCCATGGTCGACCTTTAATAAAGACAAGGAGGTTCTAGGTGTCCCCAGGACCCAGCAATTGAGGGATGAAGTCCTCAAGATTGTATACAAGCACGAGAAGTATGCTAAAGACCTCAGTGATGGAGTGAAGCTTATAAAGTCGCGCAACGTCTATCAAATTCTGGGTGAGAATCTAAAGTCTCCTTCAGATCTAATTGTATGTTGGACACCATATGGTGAGGTAACCGGGGGAACTGGACTGGCTATCAAAATCGCAACTGCAAACAATATTCCAGTAATCAATGTCGGAGATCTCGAAACAGAGAAGAACTTCGATAGCATTCTTCAACACGCCATCAATAACGCGGAGATGAAACATGTCTGAGTGTGACAAGGAACGGAACTGTAGGTGGGTGTCATGAAAGTATTAGTCACGGGGAGATGTATCCCCACCCAGCCTGATCGCTGCACGGGGCAGCAGCTTGCGGAGGGTTTCCGTCAAGCGGGGCACGAGTGTGTGTTCTACGGTTGTTTCTATGGAGAGCCTAATAACTTTCTAGGTGTCAAAGGAGTCCAAGGAGCAGACTTCGACCTAGTAGTAGTCACCGAAATGAACGACGGTATGTGGGGGTATGAATCGCTATTCAACTACTATAGACTTAAGGATGTGCCGCGACTCTACTGGGACTTTGATGTTAGCTATCACCCGGACGTGTCGTTTGCACGGGCTGGCAAGATCGCCTACGATGGTTACCTAGTAGGTAATCGATTCTTCGTTGATGACTTCGCTAAGAAGTTCGGCAAGCCATCTCTACTGCTGCCTTATGCGTGCTCACCTACTATCCATAGACGTAAGCCAGAGATCCTTAAGACAGACATTCTTGGCTTCGTTGGTAGTATGACTCCAGAAAGAGAGCAGTTATTACAGAGTGTTCGCTGCGTTCAGGGCGTATTTGGCGAGGCACTAATTAATGCAACTAATCAACTCTACACTATGGTCCACATTAATCAGGATGCATGTAAGGGGCTTGTGCCGGGACGGCCACTTGAAAGCACTGGCTGTGGCACAACACTACTAATGGATCGTTCTTCATATGAAGACTTCGTAGAGTTTTTGCCACAAGAATTACATGAGTGTATTTTTGTGTTTGATGGCGCAGATGATATTCAAAAATGGATGTTTGAGTGGAGCGAAAAACTACCTACCCTAGAAGGGTATGGAGAACGTATTCAACAATATATGTATCAACATCACACCTACCGCAATAGGGCAGAATCTATTATAGCCTTCGCCAAGACAAATGATTTACTATGAAGAATGGCGTCTATCAAGTCAGAAATATAACCTATCACGAACTCAAATTAAGGCGATTATGTCTGGTAAAAGTTGGTCACATATTTTGGTTAGTAATGAGATTGAACGACTTAGACAAAGCAATTCAAAAGAGCCCAATCTAGGTTCTAGAAATGGTAGATCTAAGTTGATAGAACAAGATGTATTGCATATCAAGCTAATGCTTAAGAATACGACTGTTAAGAATATAGCAACTACGTTTGGCGTGTCTGTATCTTGTATTAAAAACATCAAGTATGGATATAGATGGAGTCACCTATGAGTCAACCACTAGTCTCTATATGTGTGCCCACGTATCACGCGAACGGTGAGCAGGAAAGGATCTTGACACGACTGATCATGTCTGTGAAGGAACAGGTCTATCCCAACATTGAGCTAGTCATCAGTGACCAGGACGCCACAGAGAAGAAAGAGCGCGCTATCCTTAAGTTTCTAGATGCAAAGGTTCAACTCAGGTATCTAGACTTCAAAGACGACAGTGGTATCTCAGCTCATAACACTAATAATGCACTCGCTCATGCAACAGGTGAGTATATTCAGGTTTTGAATCAGGATGATTTCTTTTACCACGAGAATGCTTTACGTGATGCTATTCCGTTATTGCAATCGTCAGGCAAGAAGTGGCTCGCGGCGGCATGCTTGCATACAGATGACTATGAAACATATCTAGATCGACTACATACTCCAGTCTGGAGAGGTGAGAAGAGTATGGTTGAGGGCGTTAATTCTATTGGATGTCCGTCAGTCGTGATTTTTGAAAGGTCGTTAAAACTAAGATGTGACCCGAACGTTTTTTACGCAATGGACTGTTCGATGTGGATTGATTTATTTAGGAGCGGTGGAGAGCCAGTGATCCTATCCGACGTAGCGGTTGTTATTCGTATGTGGAAAAATCAGCTAACGAATCAAATCAATGTGCCTCGACAGCTTGAGCTAGATAAGGTGGAGATGCGTAAAAAGTATGGCTACTCCTAGGCAAAGGTTTTGGCTAAAAGTAGACAAAACAGAACTAACAGAAGATGACGTTATCGCAATACGCAAGCTTTATGATGGTGGCGGTCACACCCATAGAAGTTTAGCAAAGAACTATAACGTATCCTCTCCTACGATTACATCAATCCTAAATAGAAGAACATGGACTCACGTATGAATAACAAGCATAAGATTCAGGTGCTTAAGCCCTTTTACAGAGTAGACGAATGTCTTGAGGCTATTCGCGAGTGTTTGGAATGTGGCTGGACGGGACTAGGGTTCAAGACTACTGAATTTGAAGAAGAGTGGAAGAGGTATACAAATCTCCCACACGCTCACTTCCTAAACTCTGCCACGGCAGGACTACATCTAGCTGTCAAGATCCTTAAGGACGCATACGGCTGGCAAGACGGTGATGAAATCATTACCACACCGCTAACCTTTGTGTCAACCAATCATGCCATTCTATATGAACGGCTCTTCCCCTCATTCGCTGATATTAACCCTAATACTCTGTGCTTGGATCCGGTTTCGGTCGAAGCTAAGATCACGCCGCGAACGCGAGCAGTAATGTATGTCGGCGTCGGTGGGAGTCCAGGACAGCTAGATGAAATAAGAGCACTATGTAAGCGCAAGGGACTAAAGTTAATCCTTGATGCTGCACACATGGCTGGCACCAAGATAGGTGGTCGTCACGTGGGGCACGAAGCTGATGTGACAGTGTTCAGTTTTCAGGCGGTTAAGAACCTACCGACTGCTGACGGAGGAATGATCTGCTTTCAAGATGCTGAGTTCGATGCCAAGGCGCGCAAATTAGCTTGGCTTGGTATCGACAAGGATACTTATCTTCGCAGCAGCATGCAGGGCGACTACAAGTGGAAGTATGATGTGCCCGAGATGGGATTCAAGTATCACGGCAACTCAATCATGGCGTCACTAGGTCTAGTTGCACTTAAGTATTTAGATGAGGATAACCTCCGTCGTCGCCAGATCGCACGTAGGTATAGCGAGAAGCTAAAGCTCAACGGGGTCAAAATCCATAACGAGCCTGGGATATTGTCGCTTGTGGAACATTCTGGTCACCTATTTCAAATCAGCATTCCAAACCGTGACGGGGTTTTGGTAGAACTAAACAACATGGATATCTATCCAGGTGTGCATTACGTCGACAACACTCATTATCGCATGTATCGACATGGTATGGATACCTGCCCCGTAGCTCACAAGCTGTCGGATGAATTACTAACACTGCCTATCCACCTTGGTGTCACAAATGAAGACGTTGACCGAGTAGTAGATATGCTTAAGATCGCAATAGATATCACTAATGGAACACAGCCTAACTGATCTAGAAGCCCTTGCCCGCAAGTTCGATACGGACAAGCAGGCAGGGCAAAACGAATACCTAGCGTTGTATCTAGAGTATTTCAAACGTCAGGGGTTCAAGCGCGACGCACCTCTGAATATCTTGGAGATCGGAACTAACAAGGGCTCATCTCTTAGGATGTGGGCTGAGTATTTTCCTAACGCTAGTGTGACAGGCTTGGATATCACGCGTCAGTATGAGCTACCTGGGATGTTGGATAACGATCGCATCTCAACTTATCTAGTAGACACTGGCGATTCCATTAAGCTTGGTAGTTTCTTTGCGGCAGATGATAAGTTTGACATCATCATCGACGATGGTAGTCACGACCAGAAAGACATGCAGGTTGCGTGGGGTGTATTGTTTCACTGGCTAAGTGGTGGTGGCGTGTATATCATAGAGGACATTATCACTGGAGAGAACTGGTGGGATGGTAACCTATACAATAAGTCCAAGGTCACACCAACAAGGAACATCATCAAGCAGATCGAGGCTGGTATTCCCATTACGAAGGTGGATGTCATCCCAGAGGATGAGTGGGGTTACATCGAGAAGACGATGTCATATTGTGAGTATCGAGAGTCTCCCGCTATCATCTACGAACGTCATCATCCACAGATGGCATTTATCGGTAAGAAGCATGGGTAAGATCGCATTTCTATGTGGTGACACGGCAGCGGCACGACACTGTGCCGAGGTGTTCACCGATAGGTTTCCTGAAAGAGTAGGTTTTGTCTGCAAGATTGGCAATGATACTACCAAGTATGTTTCTAACAGGAACGCCATCAAGACTACGTGCAAGAACCGTGTAGTCCCGCTTCTCCAATATCGTAGCGAGAAAAGACTACTAGAACTGGCTCAGGACAGGGAGGTGACAACCATCGTGTGTCTTTGGTGGCCACATATCCTTAAGCTATTGCAAAAGCATGTGATCAACGTCATCAACACCCATCCCTCACTACTGCCTTACAACCGTGGGAAGTATCCATACTACTGGTCTATCATGGATGGGACACCATTCGGAGTAACGATTCATCGTATCGATAACGGTGTTGACACCGGTAGAATACTTTGGCAATCAAAGATTGATGTGCTTCCAGAGTCAACCGGAGGGGGTTTATACCGTGCGGGGGTCACCAACATGGTTCATCTATTTATGGCTAACATCAATGAAATTGCCGCCCAAAGGTTTCCTGCTGGTAAGGACCAGAATGAAGAGGACGCTACGTTTCACCTAGCTAAAGACTTTGATCGTGACAAGATACTAGACCTAGATGACTATGAGCATATCGGTTGGTTGCTTGATGACCTAAGGGCTAGAACATTCAAAAACCTTGAGTCTGGTATGCGCGTTCGGATTGACGGCAAGTTTTACCGGATCCATCTTAAGTTAGTCGAGGAAGAATAATGAAGGTCTTGTTTGTTTCTATCAATGCAGAGTTTGGTCAAAATGGAGTATTGCAATTCGATGAGAATAATAATGCAGTAAATGAATCATGGGAAAAAGCTAGCGTATTTCCATCATGGCAAAAACTAGCAGATGAGGGACTGATTGAGCTACAGACACATTGGGTTGACCAGCAGTCAACTCCAAAGGGGCTTGATAGGTTAGTCAATATCGCCAAAGATGTTGATCTAGTCTTTCAAATTCCAGTGACGCATGCCTTGGGGATTCATTTACCGCAAGCTAGACAAATCATCGAAGGAGGCACACCTATTGTTAGCTTTCATCCTGATCTTCACCTTCGTTACGATCATCCTGCTGGTGATCGCTTTGTAATGTCGAGAGTAACCGAAGGTTACGATACTCATACGATTACTCCCGCGCAGCATATGATGCCGAGGTTGTTACTTGAGGGGGTTCGATCTTACTGTATGCCATTCGGCATCCCGGAGTATTCCTCAAAAGAGGACTGCGATAAGAAATACGATGTGACTTTTATTGGACAAAAACACGGAATTAGAGAGCGTGTGATATCTCAGCTTAGAGGTGCCGGAATCAAGGTTGATGTATTCGGGTTCTTTTGGCCGGAGCATCCAGACAACCATCATAGACCATCATATCGAGAAATGAACTCTATCTTCAATCAGAGTAAGGTCAACCTTAATCTCCGCTGGTGCTCTAGAAGCGAACAGCATGGTCAGATCAAGGGGCGCGACTTTGAACTAATGGGATGTGGCGCATTCATGATGGCAACAAAGCACTTTGAGACTCAAGACTTCAACGAGCTTTACGTTCCGGGACAGGAGTTTGTAGAAGTTGATATGATCGATCTTGCAGATTCGATCCGTAATTACGTTAATGATGACGCACTGCGGCAAGATATGGCTGATCGTGCATATCTAAAACGAGAGGAGCACCTATGGACAACTAGATTAAAAGAATTCATCTCTTCGGAGTTCTGGCTAGTGTAGAATACTACATGAAAACAGGAGTATATCAAATACGACATCTAGCTAGCAACAAGAGATACGTCGGGAGCGCCG